GTGATGGTAAGTCCATGTTGTAGGTGTCTCAAGATATTGCTCTTTTGAGTTCCTAAACGTCCTGAGACACCACTGTCTTTGGGAGTGGATTACCTCCAGCCTCGGCAATAGCTGCCTTAACCTTTAACTTATCCACTGTCGAAAAACCGTCAACCACAAACTCGTTTGCTACTTTGAGGGAATCTACCTTCTTAGCCTTTTCAGCCTCAGCAATCTTGTTTGATGACATGATTCTGCCTACCATGTTGCCGTAGGCTGCAATCCAGTCTTCAACAGAGTGGTAGCTAGAGTGTGGTTCGTCTAGGTTTGGTACGTAGAGTTTGAACGCTCCATCTTCCACAACTTCTTGCACTACTTCTTGAGCTATTCCCATATCTTTGACTTTTGGAGGGTCAAAATCTTGAACTTCCTCAACAGCATAGTGTCCTAAGATGCAAGCGGGATAAACAGACCTTACAGCTCTACTGACAACCCTAGAACGGAGCATATCTTCAGGATATTTTGTCCATCCAGAATTTTCTTTGTAAAGACCCGCTAATTTAGCCATTTCAATAGTCCACTCAACCTTCAAAGAACCTCCTTGTGGGTGAGAGAACGTACCAGAGCACTTTGTAGGCGATATTTCGTGCCAGTCAACCTTTCCTCCTGCTAACTGAAAACGAGCAAGCATGGCCTGTGATTTAAGAGCTGGTCTGCCCATAATAATGTCGTACTCTTGAACGACTGTCGCAGGATGTTTACCTTCTGCTTGTGCAACAAGCATAACGGCTAACATTTGGTCTTTGTTTTTAAATCCGTAAAAGTTTGATTTCACCATAGCGTCAGCCATGACGTTCATATCAGATACTGCTACTAAATTAGACATTTTTAACCTCTCTTTGTTTCATCATTACATCTGCTACTTGGTAAGCAAACTCCACAAGCTCATTTGTAGGGTATCTAATGCCTGAATTTTCAGACAACATACCTAGCATAGCTAACCCTGCAAACCAGTCTCTGAGTTCCATGCCTTCGTGTTCCACAATTAACCCTGTGGTAGGGTGTTTGTACATGATTGGATATGCTTTCATTTCTTATCCTTCTGTTGTTTTTCTTTCAAAACACGTCTGCCAAACGCATTTATGTGTTTCCCGCACAAAAAATAGTTAGTTCCGTCATTGCCAACAAGGTGATTGATAGCTTCACTTTCACATCTTGTGTCGTCATCTTTGATTGCTTGGCATCTGTTCAAGTCAGATAAACCAGTACCATGACAAACAGGACAATCAGCATTTATGTCATCAATAACCAATCTAAGGTACTTATTGACATCAAAACCCGCCTCTTTTACGGGGAATCTTTTGTGATAATGAGGTAAAGCTCTTTTATGTGTTACCAACATAAGACCTCCTACTTCAAAAGAAATCTACGACTGCCAGGTACTTCCCTGATAAACGACTTGTAGACATCAGGCATAGATTGCTCAAATAGCTTGGCATCAAACTTATTGCTTGCTTTCGCTGCCTTCCAAGTTGCCAATACTTTTCCGTCTATAGTCTGCAAACTGGATGCTGTCTCCATAAACCCAGCTATCAAGGTCTGTAATTGCTCCTCACGACCCTCTAAGAGCTTAATTTCCTCTTTGATGCTACGTAGGGCTTGGCAAGCCTCCTCAACGCTCCTAGAAGCCATCCTGACGCTTTCTGGGTTGTCTTTAGGGTAGAGTATCTTTACTTGGTCTAAATCCTCTGGCGGAAGTGTTGTTCCTGCCTGTACATGACCCCAGACCTTAGCCATCTGCTGGATGAGTTCATCCTTTTGTTGGTCAGAGATGTCAAACGGGAACATAACGAACTCTTGGCCTCCAAACAAGACTGCTAGGTATATGCGGGTATTCCCGAATACGGCAGTCTCGTGGATTAACTGAGCCATATCAGCGTGAGGAATGGTATTGCTAACATTATCAAACTTAGAACGAGTACCAGCGTTATAGTTTTTACACTCGACCAGAATTGTTTGTCCATCTTTAGTCCCTGCAAAGTCAAAATGTGATTTAAACCAGGCTTCCTTCTTGTGGGTGAGACTGTCTTCAATCTTGTTCAGTTCTACCCCTAGTTTTGCCTGAGCTAAACGACCGATTACGGGTTCCATGACGTGTCCCATCTGGACTGCCTCTATGCCTGACAAGTCTGGGATGTCCAGCTTGCCTTGTTTTGTGAGGATGACCTCGTTAGCCTTACCTTGGGCAACTCTACGGGAGTCACCTGACCAGATAGCGCTATTCCTTGTTTGTGGTGTGAAATCAGACATGAGAGCCTCCAAAATGAATAGGCTGGACATCAAAGGGCAAGTTAGACTGAAAATAGATAGCTTCTATCGTGCATCTATCTGACAGCGTACTGTTTCTTTCTACTGAGCAGTAGGGTAGTTCGTCCAGAGGTGTTGGAGAGCCGTCTACAGGGCTTAAAACCCTTCCACGGGTGCATTTGGCAAAAGTATTGCGTGCATTTTCTGCAACTTCAAAATACTTACAGTTGATACAAAGTTTCATGTGAAACATCCTTTCAGTTTTAAGTTAGGAAATACCATCATATATGATGATGAGAGGATTATAGCATTAGATGATTAGTCTTAAACAGAATGATTATCTCCTTATGTAAAGTTTGTGTAAAGATTAAACGGGGTCTAAACAGGACATAAGGGTCACTAGGTTACCCAGTTCCTCCCTAAACCCTGCAGCGTCTACCTCTGCCTCTATAAGTTTCTTATATCTTTTAATTAAGATATTGACCTCAGATATACGTACGTATATCTCTATATCTGGGGTATTCTTATATTTATCTTTTAGTTCTGCTTTTCTTTGTTCTAGTAGTTCTATCATTTTTTTCTCCTAGGAAGATTGATAATGCAATGACAAGCCCAGTCTCTAACGAATAAAACAAACAACATTTGTTCATCAAACTGTTCTTTTTTATCGTAGTAATCTATAAGATAAATAGAATCATTTAATATTTTGTAAAGTTGCCTCTCATTCATTCTTGTCCCCTTTCTCGAATAGCTTTAGCACAATCTTTGCCGCCAGAAAATTCACCATAAAAAGAATCATCTTCTAAAACTAATTTTTCACAAATTTTTGCACATTCTTCACGTTCTTTTTTTACGGCATCATCAATTCTTTTTAACCAAAGAGAAGCGTGTAATTTGCCATAGTCAGCCCTAATCAGTTTGGCAAAACGTACTAAATCGTCATCATCCAAACGCCATTCATCAGGATATTTTTTAGAATAGTAACCACCAGCCTCTCTAGCCATCTCAATTATTTCTTCTTTAGTCATTTTCTACCCCCACAATCTGCAAAACATAAAACCACATAAAAAAGATGTAGACAAAAACAATAAAGTTCTAATTAAAATTACTATAAATTCTTTTCTACGTTGCTCATTTAAATATCTTTCCGACTTATCTTCTTCTAAGTATCTAATTCTTCTAGATAAATCTGAGTACATTTCTTCTGTTTGTTGTTTAGATATTCCCATAGTTATCCTAATTTTGCCTATCTCAGACCAGTGACTGTCTGAAAGTTTGTAGAGTTCTTCTGCTTTTCTTTTAAGCTCAAGAATATCTAATTCTTTTTTGTCTATATCAATAATTTGTTCTTCATTCATTCTCTACCCTCCTTAAGTACATCCCCAACTGTTTGGGGTATTGCTTTATATTTCCAAAACCAAAGGCCATCACAATAAGCGGACGGCTTACCCGTACGCTCAACGTACTCAAGCCATCTAAAATCATGGGCACTTATCTCGACTGGATACCATGCAAACCACTTATGGGGCTTAGATAGCCTGTCTATTTTTTCTAAATGGGTCTCCCCGAAATCTATCTTCATTTTTTTACTCTCAAGTTAGGATTAAATACGCTTTCTATATATCTACATGGGTCTCAATATATAGTCTTAATACTCTGCTTTTTGGTGGACGTACCTAGCCTCCTAGGTTACGCCTTCAACTATGCTTCTCGGAGCCACAGCACCCGCCAGTCTTGCGCTCATGGGGCACTAGCTTCGCCACCCCTAGGACTCTCTCAGAGCTTTCCCACAGTAGTCCATTTCCTCTAACCCTGTCGTATAGCAACACCGACAATTAGACGATTACATTCGTTAGGACAATAAAAAAAGGCTACTTTAAAAACCCTCCTAATCGCGTCCCCGTTATGTTGGGGTAGGAGAGTTATCAAAATAGCCTTACTTTCTATTGCACGCGACTGCAATGGGGCTAACTATATCACAACTTTAATTTAATTTTAATTATTTTCTTATTTGGGCATCTGGGGCACTCCGCAGGGACACCTTTACAAACCCCTAAGACCTCACAGCGGGAAGGCGTACGGGGCTTTCTACCCCGTTTCAGTACGGGTATAGCACCTATGGGCTGCCATACCGTACGGGGCTTATAGTCCAAGATACAGCACCACTACACCCATGCCTGCTAGAAATGCACCCAAGAGGTACAAGGCGAGGTCGCACGTGCGTAAGGTAATCAGGGACTCCTCTGGTCCTTCTATCTCATAATTAGGCTTATACATGGTTCACTCTCCTTTAAAATAATTGTTTAAACTCTTGATTTTCTGAAATATATGCAGCAGTTTAGTATCTAGACTAGGGTCTAAATTGTCAAGATAATCGGCCAGGACCAGGGAAAGTAGTTCTAATTCAATCTCTGATAATTTAATCATATGGGTCGCTCCAGGGACGCTAAAAGGTCACTAATACGGTCTTCAAGCTGGTTAGCCTGGAACTCGTCCCCTTCGGGGTCTTGCAGCAGTTTAAGGGTTGCTACTAGCGCATCATGCATGCAAGGGGCTGCAGCCATTAATCGGGCATTGATAAACCCTTGGGCATCATAATCGGGCTGCTTTTTTAAGCTGGGGGCTTTTAAAATTGTGGCGCTCCCGATACTAGGACCGTCTCCAAACGGGACAATATAGCGACCCTGTGCGTGCCAAGGTCCAGGGCTGTGCGTGACGTGTGCGTGTGTGGCTGTGTGTGTGTGTGTGATAAGCATAATTACCTCATTAAGTTAAAAGTTAGGATAAAGAGGGCTAGGGTTAGCCCTAAGATTGTAAATAGGTCTTGATAAATCATCGGGAAACCCTTATTAAATAGTACAGCAGCCACAGCATGGTGCATCTTCACAGCGACCCCTAGCATTACGAGTGAACACTTTATACGTGCCCGTATACTGATTCCCCAGCGCTATCGTATCCACAGCTGCTGCACCTTTAGACTCTATCAACACCAGTTTACGAGTACCTTTACGATAATCTATAACGTCTCCTGGTAATATTGTTGAACCAGTACGGCTGCAGCGACCTCTATATTTTGCTATAAATGGCATAATTTTCACCTTTAGGAAAGATTAATAAATGATATCAATTAGATATCGCATAGAAGGCTCATAGAACCCTCTATACGCTATTAATTAATAATATTAATAGTCTCTACCCTTAATTTGAGTAAACCCGCTCAAATCCTTTACAGCCTTACCTTTAGCGTACAGTGCTACAACTACTGTTTTCGGTTCGATATGTCTTACGTCAGTGTTATCCCCGTCAATTACTGGCCAGCCTCTAAATGTAGAAGGGATATTTTCTATTTTGTCAAATACTACAGCTACTCGAGCATTACCAGGGTTTAAAATTCCCTTGATAGTTACATTGTGAGGCGTGATACCGGAATAAGAATAGGTTAAATCATAATTCCCGGCTGTTTTCCCTTCTAAGTTTCGAGCTGGGTGCTTCGTGTAGTCATAAAATTGCACATCAGAGAATAATTGAAATATATTTTTACCCTCGATTACCTCTAGATTTTCGTAGAGGATATCGCTAGTTCCGTTCAAACGTACCAAAGGCTTTAAACCCTTATTTTTAGCACTATTCGCTAGAGACCAGATATCGGCTGCCACTGACAATAAGAAGGCCTTCTGATGATTGTAGAAGTAGTTTGTTTTCGATTTTCTAGCAGCCTGAACACTATTAAACGCACCTCTACCCGCATCTTTTAAACAAGCTGCCATGCACCCAGCTGTTTTGGCCATGCTGCAAAGTTTATTATCAGGGACCAGGTAAACAATACCAGTGAGAAAACCGATAGATTCACCTTTCACCGTTTTAGTACTGGCTGTACCTAAAATAGTTTTATAGGATAAGTTTAATTCTTTTAATTTGAGTTTATATGGATTGTTCATAGATTGCACCTTTAGGAAAGATAAAAGATAGTAAAAGCACTATCCCATAGCACCCAGTGGATGCTATAGGCTAGACTTTAGACTTGAGATACAGACAGCAGCTCTACCCAGCCGGTAGCATTCATACAGCCGATTAGTTTTGTGATATCTCTTTGAGAGCCTACAACCTCTGAACGAGTATCAGGGAATACCGAGTGACGTTGAACCAATAGATTCTCAATAGAGTTAGCCTGAATAGTCTCTAACACGCTACTGGTCATGTGGTTGAATGTGGCTTTAATGAACATGATATTTTTCCTTTAGGTAAGGTTGATTGAGTTAGGAATAACAGAGTTATCAAGCTCTGTTACTATGTATTATATATATGTAATAGGCATTGTCAAGATATTATTTAGATATTTATTTATATTGAAATAAGATGTTCAATAGATTCTATCAATGAATACTAAAGTATATCCATGTATGATTGTGCTTATATGTATATATACTGTAAAATATGTATTAAATATCATATAGAGATAATACATAAGAGAGAGTGTATCTATATATCTATAGGGTAGTTAAACCATAAGGGACGTATTGCAAAGTAGAGGGTGACTTACACTCTCCTCTATCTTAAGAATATATATTTAGCTCTCTCCTATGCCTCTCCAAAAGGGAAAGGACACGCGTCATAACTATGCAGTCATTACCATGCGTGCGTGGCAAGTGTTGGGGACGAGGAGGTGTAGTGTGCGTGCCCCCCACTTATCCCCCCCCATAAAAAAATTTATATATTGCCTAGCTTGTCTAAAGTTATTGTGTCGAGTAGGTTGATGGCGTGTGCTGCTGAGTAGACTATACGGGTGGGTATACGGGCGTGTACGTTATAGGTAGTCCACATAGGGCCTGTGTCTACGCCTTGAATACGGTTGACTCCTTTTGCAAGACATCCTATATCTGTGATGGTCATGCCTAGTTCTAGGGTGGATTGGCATAGCCCTGTAGGGTAGGTGGTGATGACGGTAGAGCCTTCTTCTATGTACTTCTTGGTGAGCTTCTCGAAGAACCAGGGGTTGTAGTCTGGTAGCTGTCCTGACATGGGAACACTGTTTACTATCAATACGTCATAGGATGGGTACTTCTTCTTGGCTAACTCTGGGTAGTCAAAGAGGAAGGAGTCTGGGGTTTGCATAGGGTTCATCACACCTAGCTGATTACTGAGGTAAGAGAACCAGTCTAAGTGGAAAGCTACCCAGTTCTTGTTTAACGGACTACGGTAGAAGTATCCGTCTGCCCCTATCCAAGCGTTAATAGCATTTCCTCTGTGGGGTAGGTCCTGTAAGGTGATGGGTACGTTCTCGCACAGCGGTAGGAGCTGCGGGTGATACTCCTGCTTACAGTAGTGGATACATTCGATACTTGTATCCTCTTGACAAACCCTGCGTAGGAAGTTCAGGTGATGGAGCTGGTCGCCCAAGTGGTATTCGTTGTAGGTTCTGATTAACATTGACACTCCTTAAAGTTATGATATTATATGGTTATAGGTAGAGGTGATTATATGGAGATATTAGAGATAGAAAAGGGTAGTGTTCTGCCTAACCCACGGGTGGTATACGCATACCCTTATGAGAGTATGGAAGTGGGAGATAGTTTTACTGTGCCTGTGAGTGCAAGGGCTAAGGTGCTCAACGCTAACTACAGGGCATCTAAGAGACTGGGATACAAGTTCTCTAGCAAGTCAGAGGGTGACAGTTTGAGGGTATGGAGGGTGGCATGAGAAAGTTGCTTGGGCCTAGTTACTGCCTTGGACCTAATTACTGGATAAGGATGGCAGAGCGTTGTTATTACTGGCATCAAGATGAACCTCACATGAGGTGGGAGAAGTTAATGTATTTTTATCTGTTTAAACATTGCGGATACGAGGAGTGAGATGATTGAATTACTGTGGATGAATGAGGATGAACTACGTGAGCACTGCCATGCACTGGTAGAGGCTTTGCTTGTCTCTGAACTCCACAGGGTTGAACTTGTTAACAACATGGGGAAAGCGTTAGCGTATGGATACAACAGAGGATATGCAGATGCGTCTGTACAACTCAAGATTGAGACTCAAGAAGGAAATGCAAAGAGCACTGTCTTGCATTAGTCCTGGGTCTAAAAGATTTCTGGCAAAAGAGTGGAAAGACAAATATTCTGACGTTGTTTATAACGAACTTATCAGATGTGCCAAAAATAGAAAAGCAGCAGAAGTTATATCAAACTGGAATATAGAGGGTATGAAATGAAATTTAAAAAGAAACCTGTGGTGATAGAGGCGACTCAGTGGTTTAAGATGGGAGACCATCTTGCGGTCAAACAAGGAAAATTTACTGGTCGAATATTTATAGAAACACTTGAAGGAGACCTCCATGTAACTCCTGGTGACTGGATTATTACAGGCGTTAACGGGGAGTGTTATCCCTGCAAACCAGATATATTTGAAATGACTTACGAGGCAGCGGAATGATAAGCAGAAAACTAACAGCAGCAGTAGTCACCGTCACCAAAGGTAGACCCGAGCTAGACAAGTGTATAGCCTCCGTACAGGCTCAAACCTACCCTGTCCAGCACTACCTACTGTACGACAACGGTATGCTCCCCAAGCTCCTCCTGCAGAAGAATCAACAGGTCTGCGTATTCCCAACTCCCATAGCCATGCCAGACAAAGATGGTCGTAGATGGTTAGCTGCTGTACCTCACCTGATTAACGAAGACGTAATCTTCTTCTGTAACGATGATGACTGGTTTGACCCTGACCATGTGGAGTCACTCATGCAGATTATTCAACGGGGTAACGACTGGGCATATAGCCTTCGTAAGATACACGACAAGGACGGAAACTTCCTGTTCAACGATAGGTGTGAAGCCTTGGGTGACCTTCATGAAGACTGGAACAACAAAGGATGTAACTTTGTAGATTGGTGTATGTGGGGGATGCGTACAGAAAAACTAAAGGGTATATCTGCCATTCTCGGTATGCCTGGCTTTGGTAGTGACCGAGAGTTCTACAGGGTAGCTAAACAAATGTTCCCTAAGTACCAGACAACTAAGAAACATAGCTTTAACTTCAGACTAGGTGGTAACCCTGGTAGTGTGACAAAAGAGTTCTTTGATGCTGGTCACAAGTTCATGACAGAGAAGTACGGTGAGACGATGCCCTGGGAGGCGTGATGGATTTTGATTTACAAAAGTTCTACAAGTTCTGTGCCGAGCTAAAGATTGAGACCAAGGAAGAAGGTCTTAAAAAGATGGGTAAGCTCCTTGGGACACAGACGTATGTCATGGAAGAAATAGATAAGGGACTGAAAGATGACGTTCACTTCTTTGTTATTCTCAAGGGTCGTCAGCTTGGTATTACTACTGTTAGCCTTGCTCTTGACCTTTATTGGCAATTTACTCATCCTGGTTGGCAGGGAACATTGGTTTCAGACACCGAAGAAAACAGGGATATGTTTAGGTCTACCCTGGGAATGTACATTGACGGATTACCCAAAGAGTACAAAATTCCATTGGTTGCCCACAATAGAAACCAGATGGTTCTTAAAAATAGAAGCCGAATCTTTTATCAAATTGCGGGAAACAAAAGTCGATTGGGGCAAGGCAAAGCTATCACTTACTTGCACGCTACTGAGACAGCCTCTTGGGGGAACGATGAAGGATTGGCATCCCTTATAGCATCTCTTGCAGAAAAGAATCCTCAGCGTCTGTACATCTTTGAATCCACCGCACAAGGGTTCAATATGTTCCACGATATGTACAAGACTGCCAAACGTGCTCGTACACAACGTGCAATCTTTTGTGGATGGTGGCGTAACGAGTATTACTCTGTGAGCGCAGACTCTAAAGAGTACAAAGTCTACTGGGATGGCAAGCTAAAACCTGACGAGAAAGAATGGGTGAAAGAAATTAAAAAACTGTACGGGGTTGAGATAAACTCCCGTCAGATGGCATGGTGGCGGTGGAAAATGGCAGAGGGTATCAAAGACGAAACTCTCATGTACCAGGAATTCCCACCCACAGAAGACTATGCTTTTGTGATGACAGGAACAAGTTTCTTCTCTAACAGTAGGTGTACAGATGCAGCCAAATACGCAAAATCCCTCGACTACGAATGTTACAGATACGCCTTTGGACAACTCTTTCAAGACACAGAGTGCTTACCGTCTACAGACCGTCTGGCAACGCTTCGGGTATGGCAACAACCCGTTGATACCGCCTACTACGTTATCGGGGCAGACCCAGCTTACGGCAGCTCAGACTGGGCTGACAGATTTTGCATACAAGTCTTTAGAGTCTATGCAGACGGACTTGACCAAGTTGCTGAATTCGCCACATCGGAGCTTAACACTTACCAGTTCGCTTGGGTCATTGCTCACCTTGCTGGAGCATACAAAAACTCGACTCTTAACCTCGAAGTCAACGGACCAGGACAAGCCGTTATCAACGAACTCCGTAATCTCAAACGACTAGCAGCAGCTATCCAAGGTCCTATGGCTAAGGACATGATGGACGTACTCGGTAGTATGCAAAACTACATCTGGCGTAGAAACGATACGATGGGTGGTCTGTCTAACTCAATCGGCTTCCTGACAACCTCATCATCTAAAGAACGTATGCTCTCTTACATGAAAGATTACTTTGAGCGTGGCATGATGGGCATCTTCAGCATGGACACGTTAGAAGAAATGAAAGGCATAGTCCGTGAAGACGGATTCATAGGTGCACCTGGTCGTGGTAAGGATGACCGTGTGATTGCAGCAGCCCTGGCAACCATTGCATGGGCAGAGCAAGTTCAGCCTAGACTCATTGGTATGCGTCTGTCCAAAGATATGTCTTTGAAACAGGACCAGTACACCCCTGAGCAAATTGCTGTGGGTAAAAATGTGAGTAACTACTTAAAAATGATTGGCGTATACGGGGGCAGAGATGCGTCTCACTAAAGCACAACTCAAAAAAGAACTCAAGTTATTCCTGGCAGACAAAGATAGGGGCATCTCTATCAAGAACTTTTGTGAGATTGCGGGAATATCCGAACGTCTGTTCCTCTACATGATTAAAGAAGACAAAGTACCTATGACTGAATCTTCTCAACGTGGCCTCAACCGTGCCTATGAGCACTGGAAGGAAGGCAAGATACGGGTCATGAAGAAGCATACCAACGAGACATATCCTGATTACAGGAAAGAACCAGCGCCCCCTATCATTCCAATGAGTAAGTTAGTCTTTACTAACGAGGGGTTTAAAGTTCAAAACAAGCCCGTAAATAGGCATGATTACGCAAATTTTGGCAATATTTTGATAACAAGGGGGTAAATATGAGTGTTTTAAAAGACTATATGTGCACAGAGCACGGTGTGTTTGAATCTTGGGAGGCAAAATGCCCCATGAAGTTCTGTAAAGGCGAATTATCCGTAATTTTCTTAAAACCAGTGGGTATGAAGTCCGAAAAGACCAAATCTAACGACAGAAACCTCAAACAACTGGCTTTAGAGTTCGATATGACCGATATTAAGTCTACAAAGGCTGGTGAACACCAAGAAGGCTATCTAAAACGCAAAAATAAACTATCTGACAAGGAATTTGCCCAGGCTGGTGAGGCTATGGCCCATAATCAGAAGATGCAAGAGGAACAAATTGTTCAACAACGATTATCTGGCGCAATGTGGGGTAATGGTGGTAATATCAACCTCAAATCCGTCATGGGAGGGCAATTTAAGCCCGTAGCAGACGAGTCTGTTAGCGTTTTACCGAAAAGTGTAGGACAATTCGTACCACCAAGACCAGGTGCAGGGACTCAGGTTGACCATGAGGGTTTAAAGATTAACACCAGTTCGGAGTAGAAATGAAAATACCAAAGGGGATGCTAGACAGAGATGAGTTCTTTAGGGACATCATCTACAAATGTGAAGTCTCCTTAAATTCCAGAAAGGTTGATTACGCCTCTCTGCGAAACTGGTATCTTTTTGGTAACGGACCTGACGAAGCTCCTGCTCTCTACAACAAAATATTTCCTCATCTTGACCAGGTAACTTCTTTCCTGTACTCGGCTGAGACTACTCGTTTCTCTATCAACTTGGGCGCATCCGTCCCTGATAACGAGCACAGAAAGATTCCTACGTTGACAAAAGCACTCAACAATGAGTGGTTAAATAGCAACGCTGACCAAGTTTTTTCTACAGCTACTACCTGGGCGCTTGTCTACGGTACGACTTACGTTAAGCTCATCATGAACAACGGGATTCATCCGTACATGGTTGAGCCTGGTTGTGTGGGCGTATTGCGTGAGGACATCACGTACACCGACAGGCAAGAAGCTCTCATTCAAAAATACTACATCACTAAGTCTGAGCTATACACCAGACTGTACAGCCATCCCAACAGGGACAAGATTATTCACCGCATGAACTCCATGCCCCATGAGAGGACCGAGATTGCTAACGGACTTGAACGCATTATTATTTCTCAGTCTAACCCCACTATCTACGGTAACGTTAACCTGGATTTGGCTGGTGGCAACAGGTATAAAGCAGAAGTATCAGAAGACACAGTAGAGATGACCGAGCTGTGGATTTGGGATGACGAAGCAGCAGACTACAGAGTCGTCACAAAAGCAGACCCAGACATCATCATCTACGAGCGTTCAGGTGAGGAAATGTTTATGAAGGGTGAGTTGCCCTTTATTCAGATTTGCCCGAACCCACTGTACGACTACTACTGGGGCGCTTCTGAAGTACAGCGTTTGATATACCTTCAGCAGCTCCGCAACAGGCGAATGACAGAGATTCTTGACCTGTTGTCAAAACAAGTTTCCCCTCCTACGGCCTTGATTGGGTTTACAGGCATCCTTGATGAAAAGAACTTTGCACTCAACCGTGCGGGGGGATTACTATCCACAGATATGCCTAACGCTAAAGTAGAGAAATTAGCGCCCACTATGCCACCAGACCTCTTTACAGAAATGCGTGAGATAGACGCTATGTTTGAAGAAGCGTCTGGCGTAGGTAACGTTCTCCAAGGTAAGGGAGAGGCGGGAGTTAGGTCAGCAGGACACGCAAGCCAGTTAGCTCGACTGGGGTCATCGAGAGTCAAAAAACGAGCGCTAATTATTGAAGATTCATTAGAAAAACTGGCAACCCTTTACTTGAAGTGTATGCAACTCTATGACGATACGCACCTCAAAGATACGCACGGTGTACCTTTCATTGCCGAGCAATTCACCAAAGAATTTACGGTTAAAGTGGACGGACATTCAAACAGCCCGATATTTACGGAAGACACCCGCACACTGGCGTTCAACTTACTCAAGGCAGGGGCTATTGACAAAAAATCTTTACTTGATTTAATAGAGCCACCGATGAAAGAAGAACTCTTGGAACGGTTGAAACAGATGGAGGCCAAGCAAGCTGCACAGCCACAGCAGCCTCCTGGTGAACACAAACAACATAAAGCCCCTGGCGCTAAGAAGGAGGGATAATGGCTACAAAAAGTGTAGGCGGACCACAAACAGCTCCCAAGGCAGACCAGCCACGGGTGACTACAGAAACTTTACGCAAACAAACTTCAGGACCAGGCTTGACATCAAGAACTACTGGGATTAAAGTTTCGTCTGGCGGTAGAACGCAGCGTAACTACGCCAGAAGT